CCTGGCTTAGAGCCTTTCTTTAATGGCATATATCACCTATTTCATACAATCTTTCTTAACGCTCTTCTTAATGAGCGCCTTATCTTCCTTGACATCCATGTGCTTTTCTTTCTTAGGCTTCTTCATTTCTTTCTTGTTGCGCATCTCTTTGGCCATGATGGTTCCTTATTTGTGAAGTTTTTTTAAAGTTTTAGCAAGTGCAACTTCTTTGCGAATAGTGGGGCTTTTGCTTTTAGCTGCTTTAGCCATTTTCTTGGCCGGAATCTTCTCGCCTTCAGGAACGCCCAGCTCTTTATGTAGTTTACCTTTATGCTTACCAACAGCCTTCTGAATCCACTTATCAGTTGCCATTTTTAATCCCCAGCTTAGAGTTAACAAACTCTATCAGTAAATTGCTCAATTTGGAAATTTCTTGTAATAATTCTTGTTGAATTTCGGGCTCTAGTTTAACGAGTTCTTTCTCGATAAATCCTAAGGCCATGCTTCCGATAAGTGCTAACATATTTATTCCTTCCTGTCATAAAGTTTGGAGATGATTTGCTCTCGTTCACGCTGGCTTGCTCCTTCGGTCTCTTTGTACATTGTCTTCATTATTTGCTCCTTGCTAAAACCGTCTCGCTCTAACTTATGACAGTTACTTTGTTTTTCAATTTCACTAATCGTTAGTTTGTACTTCGTCATGTTTTTCTCCTTTTGATATTTCATGCGCCAATTTATGTGTAGCAAGATGGTCATTGTGCTCGCGTGATTTTACTTCGGCAATCTTAGCCGCAGCATCCAGAGCATGACGTTCTAAGGATGTCTGACTCTCTTCGAGACGCACGGCAGAATCAATCTGAGCTTGAGATATTTTTGCTTCAGCTTCAAGGATTTTTGCATCACTTAGTTCCTTGTCAATAGCCATTTTAGCAATCTGAATCTGATTATCAAATTGCTGTTGCTGTTGATCCAATTGCAACTGCTGCGCTTCAAGTTGTACCTTCTGCTTATCAACCTGAACCTTCTGCATTCGTGGGTCCATCATCATCGCTTGTTGTTGCATTTGCTGCTGTTGCTGCTGCTGCTGTTGCTGCTGTTTTAGCCAGGCGTCAGACGCTTCCTTCAATCTATCTGCGCCATAGCATTCAACGTTATCGAGCAATATTGGTAAGCCCATGGGCGAGTTCATAAACTGAGCAAACTCTTGCGACGCCTGCATAAGCGCGATAATCTGTTCCATAGCCTTCGTTTTCTGTACTTGGAAATTGATTCCCGCATCAATGTTAACTTTAATAGCACGTTCGTCATAATCCAACATAGGATTCTGAGGGCTATTCACTTCTTTGTAATTTTTGTTCCCCGCCATATCAACTACAGGTATCGTGCGCTTGCCAACAATGTATTTCGGCATTAAATCAACAATGATATTTCCAATCTGCGTTAGTGCCGCTAAATAAGATACGACATAAGGCATGCTAGCAGCGTTGCCCACAGTAGCAGATTCAATAACGGCCTTTCCAGACAAGTCCTGGTCATTGCGGCCAACATTGCTTGCAAAACTTCCCAATATGGTTTGAGTTGTAGGGTCTGTAATCTGAAACGCACCCATAACTTCTGGAGGCGCCGGTAAATTCTGTACTTCCCGGATAGGGTCTGGAATAGCAATTTCCGGGTTGTTTTCAGAAAACGCGTTAACCACAACAGTATTTGCTCGCTGAATATCATTTAATGCCTCTAAATAATCTTGTTCTTGAGGAATCGCTTCCTTCTTAACAATGAATTTATGTTGAATCATGTTTTCAAGATAGTTTGCCAGAGATTGCCCAGCAAAGTTTTTCAAATCTTGCACACCTTTTGCATGATAAACATAAGGTCGTGTCATTTGATACGTATTGTTAGACGTTCCTTGCGTTAATAAAATTGAATTTCCATCAACAAACACATGAGGCAAATAAGAATAATCCGTTTCTATATGTTCAAGAACTTGCGATTCATTAATCTTGTAACGCGAGATTGTCTCAATCTCGGTCATACGAGGCTCACCTACAATCGCCGGAATCTGCTCAATAAATTGCTGCTCGACCCAATACTTCTCAAGTTTCTCATAATCCTTCATACGCATGACGCGCCCATTGGCAAGTTTAACTATCTTGACGCGCTTCTTTTTCTTTTCATAATAGTCGGCAACCAATATAATCTTTTGTTCTTGGATGTCCTTGTAAGACCAGTTAAAGCCTTCGATATCGCGAACATAACCAATGTTGCTAACCTCAGCATTTGGAAATTCACGTTTAAAGTCTTCTTCAAGCATGGGATAGATTTCGAAACTATATTGACCGTCACCTTTATGGCTGCTTCGGGCCATTGGATCAAAGCCGCAGAGTGTGGGATCAAACACTCGAGTCAAATAAATCTGCTGATTAAAGCTCATGGGTGAAGCGTAATCAGTCCAAACCTTAGCAACCGAATAACCGCCAGACAACAAGTCTTTGTAAATCTCGTAGCTAAAAGAATTCTTATTCGAGTCATGAAAGATATGGCGAATGTGTCCTTCAACAACGTCAAGAACTTCTTGATTTACGGGAACGCCTTCTGCAGGAGATACTTCGATGCTTGGCTCATGTTTTGAAAACTCACCAAGCAGGCGACTGATGTATGCCTCAAGAATATTAAATTCGATGACAGGACGATTGAGTTGCTGGAGTACAGCCTTTTGCTGCTCATTAACGGACTCTTTAAAAACGTACTTTCTAAACTCACGATAACGAGTCGCATTGTCTTTAAAATATAGGTGGGATGTGCGAACGTTCTTCTTGATTCGTTCGAGCTGGTCTGATGCGACCTTATTAATGACCGCCATACAAATTGCTCCTAGCTTTAAGTGTTGACTTTTGCTTTTGGAGTATAGTAGCAGCTTTCACCGTCTGTTGTTTAGTATCATAGACTAAAGTTTTGTCGATAAGCGCTATTTTTATTGCATCAATCGCACAATCACATAAATCATCTCTGCGATGTGAATCATTAGCTGTTATTTTCGTCATATGATTAATACACATATCAATATGTCTAGAATCCTTTGTAAAAGATATTTTCTTAGCAGCAATATGTGGTTGACATTCAAGAAATCTTTTTGTTTTGCTCCCACTTATTCTTGTTCGTTCAAGCGATCTAATTTGTATAGATCTTAATTCTTGTAAAACAGAAATCAAAGTTGTGCCGGTACTTTTCTTTTCTATAACTGCTAACAGAGGCCTGACAGAATGTCTCATAGAATCTTGCCAAAAATCTAAAAAACTGTCCTTCAAATCTTTTGGTTCAATATGAATTTCAACCGCATCTATCCAATGCAATCCATATTCTCCTGTTTTTCTGCCCATGGTTTCTATTTCGTAAACACCCCAGAAACAAAATGCAGTTGCGTCATTATAATCTTTATCAGTTTCAGCAGTATCGGCTGTAATAAATGTCATCAATATCTCTGGCTCATAATCCATAATAATAAACCAATCTTTTTTAAATATTGCTCCTCCTGCTGGTTGAGGGTCTTGTTGATGCTGGGCACTAAAAACATAAATATCTCTTTCCTGCCTAATTCTTAACATGTGAAGCGGAAAAGCTTCAGGATAAAGTGGATTTCCAGCATCATCTATACTTTTTAAAATGACTCTCTCCCACTCGTGACCATCCTCTCCGTTCAATAAATATGAACCTAAATCGGCTTCATGTAATCTTTGTCCAATCAAAATAAATGGAACATTTATCCCGCGAGCTCGTTGCTGAATAGTATCTTTGTAATTATTTATAACTTTTTCGCGCATAGTGTCCGAAAATACTTCGTCAGGCTTATGTGGATCATCTAAAATCAGCGCACCGCTAAAACGATCTAATCCTGGCAACCCAGCATCCCGACCTGTAATAGCACCTGATGATCCAAATGCTCCAACAGCCCCTCCTGCAGTTGTCTGAAAAAAATCTTTTGCTTTACTGTCTGCACGCAATTGCACACCGAATATCTGATGATATTCCTTTAGCATCATTATCCTTCTAATAACATCAGTATGCGTTGCAGCTAATGTATGAGAATAAGAAATATATAAATATTTTGAATCAGGATATTTGGACATCGTCCAAGCAATCCACATGCTTAATAAAGTCGATTTACCATGCCCCGGAGGGACCGCAATAATCAATCTTTGTTCTGGGATTTGAAGACGAGCACATTTTGTTAAGGCGCGAGCGATTGTAATAACATGGGATTCTCTTCCAGGAGGATTTGGAATAATAAAATCTCTTCCAGACAATAATGGATAAAATGTTCGCGTAAAGAGTAGAAAAGACCCCCAAAGATTAGCCCTTAATTCATTTGGATCCACCAATACAACCTTATGGTAATAATGTATAATTAAATGATTATAACCCATAATTAAAATTTGTCATGCAAGAGATATGGAAACAAATTCCTGGATGGGAAGGTTATTACAGCGTATCAAACTTGGGTCGAGTAAAAAGCGAAAATAGAATAATCGTAGAAAACACCTCTTTTCACAAAACACTTCGAATTCCTGAGCGAATACTAAAACAAACATTAAATAATGTAGGACAGCAATATTGGCGCGTATCACTAAGCAAAAACTCTAAAGTCACTTACAAACAAGTACATCAATTGGTTTGCTCTGCTTTTATAGGTTTCCAAAAAAAAGATATTGAAGTTAGGCATCTAAATGGAAACTGTAGAGACAATAGATTAGAAAATTTAACTTATGGAACTAAGACAGAAAATATGCAGGACGCACTCAGACATGGAACACTCCCAATTCATGAAAAGCGGCCAGGAGCGAAATTAAATAAGCAAAAAGCAGTTGAAATTGTATTAAGTAAAGATTCAATACAAATCTTAGCCAAAAGATATAATGTTGGTGTTGGATGTATTAGACAAGTTAATATAGGTGAAACTTGGGAATCAATTACAAAAGAAGCAAGGATTGTGAATCCTTACAAATTTAGAAAAGCCCCATAATTGAGCTCTTAATTCGTCTAAATCAATCGCCATTTAGCAATCCTGATTAGCAATCTTCGCTGTATGCATTTCAACATACTTCTTAAGCATATTGTCGCGTCTGCAATACTCTTCTTGCGTCGCTTGGTGGATGCGATATTGTCGCGTGATTTTCCATGCATAACTGCCGATTTCTCGTGAATTTATATGGCTCCAAAATTCAGGAGAATTTACTTCTAATTTCGCAAGGGCGGTTTCTGCAGTTTTAATTTCTTTTTGAAGAGAATTATATTCACATTTAAATGATTTTCCGAAAAGGATTTTAATTGCTTCTGTCCACCCCATTAGTAATCCTTTTCAGATTCTTTGATTATTTTTGCTACTTTTTCGGCTACGTCGATGTTGTTAGATTCGTTGATTGTTTCTGTTTGAATTTTATCACCATAAATCTTAGGAGCAAGTTTAGAAGCATGCCATTTACGGGTATCAATTAGAAGTCTTGCTCGAGCTATAATGCCAGCATCTATACGAGTAGCTCCATCTTTGTCATTGAATTCGTACTGAGTTAATTCTTCGATTACATCTTCGGACGATTCGGCCATTAATTCTGCTTGAAATTGCTTGGCTTGTGTGT